ACATAGTAGAGACTCTTGATTCTCGTGCGTCCGAAAGCCAGAGAACCTGTAGTTCCTATGCTTACAGCGCCAGCAGAAGCTGCATCTATCGAAATACTGTCTATATAAGTATAAAAGTTTGTAGAAGAACTAGTGCTGGCACTCGCGCCAGACACTTCTTCTGTGGTGTAAGCGCCGGTCAGGTCGCCAACCTTAATACCTGTAATGGTAAAGGTACGCCCTGCGTCTGCGCCTGCACACGTAAACAATATCTTATAGCCAGTACCGTGCGGACTAACATCATTAGTAAGTAGCGTTATATCTCCCGCACCACCAATCGCGCCTGATGCTTTAAGCAATGTGGCGCTGGTAGTCGGAGTAATGGCGAAAATATCACCTTGGGACATGATCTACTCCTTACTTTTTGGTAGCAGCTTTCTTCTTGGCTGGTGCTTTCTTGGCCGCTTCTTTCTTGATGGGTGTGCCATCAGGATTTAAACCACGGGCTTTCAGCTCTTCAGCCGAAGGAGGTGTGAAACGATCACTCATAACTCACCTCCTATTAAGAAATAGTTGCGCCAGTGTCAGAACGCTTCCAGTTAGTACCGTCAGAAAAAGCAAGAATAGGGTTACCACCAGCACCATTTGATACGTAGATCAAGGTGCCAGCACCTGCGGCAGAAGCGGAAGGAGCGGTCAATACTGTATAAGTAGGAACCTTGATGTCACCAATAAAACCATTGGTAGAGGTGACCGGGCCAGAAAAAGTGGTCGAAGCCATTTATGAATCCTCACATGCGAGTTTTAGTGCGCTGTCTGCATGTCGTCAGTCGGGCCTGTCAGCACACTTGTTTGTTCCCGAAAACTTATTCTCACATGTATGAGAAATAAGTCAATAAAGAAAAGGGGGCCAACGGCCCCCCTCTCAGTCCACCACTTAGCTTGCGCCGGGTGATCCGAAGATGCCCAGTGGGTCAGATACGCCGAAGCTGTATCGCTCACGAGCCTTATATCGGCTGTTGCCTGTGTCAAAGTCTGCATCCATGCTGGTTTGCATTGGAGAACGGACAAAGTGCTTCAGGCCATTCGGGATGTCAGTCATCAAGAACCAAGCATTGGTATCAGTCAGGTAGTTGTTAACTGTGTAACCACCCGGAACTGTACCATTGTTGTTCATGGCATTGATGTCGTTATCCGCTGTGCCCGGACGAAGCTCGGAATCCAACAAGCGAGTAGCAACGAATTGCAACGCAGGTGGGATAACCAGCTTAGAAGGCTTAGCTGCGATAAGCAGACCACGCTCATCAGTCCAACCAGCGATCTGGATAACAGCCGCTTCAAGAGAAGCTTCGTTAAGGTCAGCCGCAACAGCAGGACGGTTTGAGTTAGTACCACCAGATACTAGAGGGTGAGCAGTAGAACAGAGAGTCTGTCCATCACCATATGTAGTACCGGCAGCAAAAGCGTTGTTAAGAATAGCAGCGCCTTTGGTTTGCTTGGTGTACGCCATAGCGCGGGCAAGTGCCTTTGTATAGCGAGAAGAGAGAGAATCGTAGAGATTATCTTCGATTGCTTCCTCAGTCAGCGAAAAGCCCATAGCGACTGTCTCGTGTGTGTAACGAGCAGTCCAAGCTTCTTGCGCGTTGTCATAAGAGATTGCAGAACCCTCACCTTTAACAGGTGCAGCACTGAAACCGGACAACTTGGTTTCTTCCTCGAAAGACCGTTCCGAAGATTCAGTCTCGAAGATTTCAGCAGCCTCATCACCATACTTAGCGTATTCGAGGCCAAATAGGGCGTTTAGACCCGGTAGTAGCTCCTTAAGGAGTTGCGCTCTTGAAATAGCCATTAGTCAGCCTCCTTATACGCCAGTTGTGTTGTTGTACTGATGCAGGTTGATCTTAACGACCAGCTCCACAAAAGTATCAGCAGCGGTTTTAGTTTCGTCTATTGTGTCAATAACGCGCACAACTAGACCTGCGGTTGTAGCTTCGGAACCTGCCAGCACTGACGCACCAGAGTTTCCAGTAGCCGTGTCACCCGTACCTGCTAAAACAGACATGTTTGAGCCTACAGCAGCGCGAGCCGCCGAAGACATAGAACTGTTAGCAGCAGTTACAGCGACTTTAAACGCCGCCAATGGGTCGTCAACTACGATAGCATAAGCTTCAGTAACGCTAGTGCCGGGGTAATACTGAGCCGGTGTGAACTGACTTTCAGCATTGACGTACTGGACACCTACAAAAACGCCCGAAGGGGAGCCAGTAGTAGTGCCAGTAAACTTCTCGATTGTGCCTGCCGCTACGATTTTGACCAGATCACCGTAGAAAATAGCCGTATTGTAGGTGCTCGCAATAGGAATAAGGCGAGTCTGTCCTGCATAAGGCGTACCGTCTACACGGTTAATTGGGTGAAAACCGTAGGGTGCACTGACTGTTGGATAAGCCATGATAAAACACTCCTAAAATAAAGTTAGTTCCCTCTGCCGAAAGTAACCTTCGATTTCCTATCATTGAATATAGGCATACGAGGATCATTCTCGCGCATGAGGTTATTGTCCACGGAGTTCATCTGAGATTCCGTTAATTGGTCGTAATACTCAGTTCGCTCTTGGACAAGCTCGTCGGGAGCTTTACATAACATTAGACCACCTACGATGACGTTATCTTTGAACCGTGCGTCAGCAACGGCATCGCTAAAGATTTCGGGATGATCCTCTGCACGTACAGGCTCCCAGCCTTCACGTAATTTAGAAGAAACATTAGTCGAATCAGGTTGACCCATAGTGCTCACACGAACCCAGTGAAACGTATACCCATCTTGCGGAGTAGGATCAGGCAACACTGTTGGCCTTTTCCACGCCTGCTTACGGATAGTTTTTTCTCTAGTCTCGAATTCCCTATTTTGTCTCTGTTTAGACATTTTGTTTCCTCGCTAATTCAGCAGCCTGTTTGGCGTAAGTTTCCAACGGAACCCCAAGTTTTTTCGCAATAGCTATTTGTGACGGCGTGAGCCTAATTTTCTTAGGCGCTGTGCTCCGCGTTGCGGGAGCCACCACATTGCTAGGTTTTTGCTTGGGTGCTACCTCTGGTTCGTCTTCGATTCCATCGTCGAATTGATCGGGGAATACTTGTCGCATACGAGAATTTATCTTCTCGTAGTATTCATCAGATCGAGGGTCTGCCCCCTCTTTTGTTAACTTATTATGCAACCCTAACGCAAATGCAGTCATTTCATCGTCAGAGCCAAACCACGGATTTTCGTCTTTCCAAGATTCGGCTTTTTCATCACGCTGCTGCGGTTCAGGCGCAAGTTGTTGTGATTGAACAGTATTTTGTTCAGGTTGTAAAGTTGTTTGCTGTTCTGCGGTTTCTTTTGGTTTTAGTCCACTAACACGCTCCATACGTATCTGGGCTGCATTCAACATAGTTTGCGCTTCTAATACCGCATCAGGTTCTCCTGATTCATACGCTTGCCGGTACTGCCTCTTAGCCATATCCAACTCGGCTTCAACCTGCTTTCTAGCCGATTGAATTAACGCATTATGACTTTGGTCTGTCTTACTTTTAAGTTGTTGATTTTCATCAACTAATTTTTTAGCATACTGCTCAAGAGCTTCACGTTCACGCTCTGCGGCTTCTTTAGCCCTACGTTCGTCGTGGTAGCCCTTACTAAAGTGCTTGATCCGGTTCTTAACTTTCTCCGAATAGTTCTCAAGCTCTTCATTGGTAACTTCTTCAGGGGGTTCTGAGGGTTTACGCCCACGATCTTCCGGGGGTACGTCATCCACCACCTCAATCTCTACTTCTCCTGCCTGTATTACTTTTTCTTTCTCGGCAGGTTTTTCAATAGTTTCGCGCCCTTCGACTCCTTCGACCTCTATTTCTGCGGCTTCTGGCTCTTCTTGAGGCACTTCCACTTCTTGTAAGTTCTCCTCCTTGTCAGGGTCAGGGAACTCAAACTCAACTTGTTGTATTGGCATGGTCTAGTCCTTATGCGCGAGTCAGTTTACTCGGATCGTCAATAACGGCCTCGATAGAGTCATCGTTCATCAAACGGTACTCCTCGTTGCCTACTTTAAAGCGCGTGCCTGTATTAGCACGAAACATTACAAAGTCTCCCTCTTTACACCACGGGCCAGAAGGAAACCGCTCTTTGTCGTTATAGGCTTGGTCACCCATATCGACTACCACCCCTACCATAGTCAGGATAGTCTCTTCTCTAATGGTTGAGCTGGCCTTAGCGATACCACCTTCAAACGTGTCTTCTATCGTAGGGAGGGCAATAAGCACGCGGTATCCCACGGGTTTAGGGACGTGCGCGTCCAACACCACTTCTGCCTGCTCTTTCTCTTCTATCTGTTTGCGCCGCTTTTCTTCCAGCGGGGTAAGCTTTGCTACTTCAGTCATCTTCGTCTTCCAAATGATTGCGCGAAAGGTCTTGTACTTCTCTGCGTGCGGCGGCTAGACCTCGGATTGCCCCACACGATTCCCTATAGGAGGGGAAATCTTTTGCGCCCCCGCTAGTAAGAAATTCTTCTTGGCTTTGCTGTAACTCAGCAAGTTTGTCATCAAGTACGTCAAAGACGGTTTTTGCCATTATTTACTGTCTCCTAGGAGGCGTTTGTCGTGCTTTGGCGAGGTCTAGTATGGCTTTGGCCTCATCCAAGTCTTGTCTTGCGTTAGCTTGCTCTGTCTGAGAAGCAACACGTGCAGCCTCAATAGTGGCGGTGTTGTCTGCTTTTTGCTTATCAAGCTGGAGTTTTGCAGCGTCAAGTGCTGCGTCTGCCTGATCTTTCTGTGCTTTGCGCTGTTGTTCGGCAGCTTTAAGCTGCAATTCTTGCTGTTGCATCTGGATAATCGGGTCTTGAGCCTTCTGCTGTGCCGCAGCTTGAGCCGCTTTAGCTTGGTTTTCTTGGGTAAGTTGTTGTCCCGCCTCTGCTAATAAGCGTGCAAGCGAAACTTCAAATTCTTCTGACATCTCTTCGTTAGGCGCGTTTAGCGGCACACCTAGTTTTTCTTCCATCTGCTGGCGGTACTGGAACGCTACGTGCTCCGCCATGTGGGCGCTTAACGCTGCCATGATCTGTTGCGCTGCTGGGTTTTGACCAATAAACGCCATGATTGACGGGTCTTGCATAAACGCTTGGTGAGTAGCAATGTGCGCTGCATGATCTTGGTAGATAAATGCTTTTATGGGTTTGCCCACAATAACGTTCATGTTCTCACTAACTGGATCGGCGGGTTTGATGTCGTCCTTGGTTGGGACGAGTTTGTCTGCATTCTTAATACCCAGAACTTCAATCATCTGTCGATGTAGCTGGGGCAGGTCATATATCTGTGGGGTAGCCTGTGCCATCTGCAACACAGTCTGATACTGCACAACTCGTTGCGCCATCGTACTGTTGTTGGGATCACTGACAGGAATTACTTCCACCATGTCGTAGTCCATGCGGCGGGCACGGGGTTCTCCACGGTCAGGCATGTACATATACTCATCGGGCGCATACTCAGCGATGATGCCTCGCAGAAGTTTGAACTCCTGTTTCATCGAGTAGTGGACACGGGCTTGGACCGCAGCCATCGGCTTGAGAGTGCGCTCCAACAGAGCAAGGGTTGTTCCGACAGGCGCGTTGGCGCTCATGTCAGAAATGTTCATATCACTGATCGCCCCTAAACGTCGGCCTTCTTCAGTGATCTGCTTCAATAATGCAAGAAGTGTCTGACTAGGCTCCTTGTAGGGGAGCGTCATTAAATTGTCTTTTATACTGCCAGAAGGCACGTCTACATCACGAAACTCACCGGGGCCAATGGGGGTGTCATCGCCCTTAACCCGCAGCCCACGGGACTTCAAGCCCCCCGGTAGATTCGACAATGTACCCGCGTCAACTAGTTGACGTATAAGAGAAGTGCCAGCCCTAGCATAACCACCAATAATGTGAATTAAACCAAGACCATAGAAGCCAAAACCCGGTACATAAGAGTAGTGGACAAAATGTTGACGCTTGAGCATCAACGGGTCTTCGGGGTTCCAGTTACGACGAATAGATAAAACGGTGCTGGTGCCCTGCTCTATCGTAACAATGTAGGGTTTTGCTACCTGAAGCGGGCCTTCTTCTTGATCAACATCGTCTAATATGAGGTCTGCATGGACTTCTAAGAGCGTGTAACGGTCATCGTCGTTGAGGGTGTACCCCCCTTCCTGTGCTTTTTTCTCCTCTATATCGGTGTGATAAGAGGTAGGATCGCCTAGTTCAACTTCTCTATAGAAGCCAGCAACCTGCAATTTAACGAGTTCGTTCTTGGTTTTACGCATTACGTGGGTAACACGCTCGGCTGTCTCTATGTTTGACGCGCCATAGGGGACAATCATGTCCTCGGCAGGGATATACATAGCAACCTGCCTGCCAAGGTTGGGATCAAAGTAGACTTTCTTAAACGCAGACCCTGCAAGACCAAGGGAGTAGAGTAACCTTTCGTGTTCAGGACGGTATTCGACCATGACATCGGTAAGTTCGTAGTTCATGTCCGTCTTGACTCGGAGGGCGGCGTCTTCCTTCTCTTCGGTTATTTCTCCAAGTACCTTGGTCTTGACAGGGCCAGCGGCGGGGAAAGTTTCACTCATCGCTTCAGCTTGGAAGCGGATAGCGGCTTCGGCTAGGACATTGGAATAGACACCACAGGCATCTTCCCAAGGCTCGACACGCTCTTCGTATTTGAAACCGAGCACATCTAGCCCTTTAACAAAGGTATCGGCCCACTCTTTACGGCTAGATGTGTCGGTCTCGACATAATCTATAAGCTCTGAGGCGATCTCTGTCAACTGTCCGTCTTCTAAATATTCTGCAAGATTAGCGTCAAACGGCGCACCAGCCGCTTCTTCCATACCTGTTTCAGGTACTAGAGTAATCTCAACGCTACCATCGTCCATTGTTACCATGTCAGGGTTAACAATCTCGATTTCCATTTGTGCTTCTTCTTCAACCGCCAGACCTTCTGGGGTTTGGTATAAACCTTTCTCAATAGCCATCAGTAGTACCCGCCTCTACGTTGCTTGAAGTATTGCACCTCGTCTTCTTCATCTGAGGGCAACCTTACGAATCCGCCTTTTCTATACCGCATCAACGCCAATGATACGGAGTCCACGTAGTCGTCATGCTCCCCCGCTGGGAATGCCGCGACCTCATCAATAACCTCTTCTGCCCAGCTTCTGTTGGGTGCCCACACCATACCCGAGGCAAACAAATCAGAAACTGCGTTCAATCTCGTAATCTTGTCGTTACCCTTGGTAGGAGTGAACTCCTGCACTGGTATACCCATCGCCCGCATCTCGTATATCAGCGGTGCCCCGGAAGCTTTCTTCTCTACAATGAGCGAGTCCGGCTCCCACTCCTCGTATTGTTCTACTGCTACGCGTTTCAGCGTAGGAAACTCCATCCTGTCCCTGAACGCATTGAGCAGAATAATATTTGCTTGCTCAACTCCGTTCTCATCGGGCGCATAGAACACGCCCCACGTCGTACAGGCCGAATAGTCAGCCCGATTTGTCTTCTCAAACGCCGTATCCCACGCCATTAGCAAGAAATCACACGGTGGCGGCTGTTCTTCCTCCCAAGTTCTCCACCATTCGCGCTTCACGATGGCAGATGTCTCGGATGTTGGCTCTTGTTGGTACTGAGCCATCCATTTTGCGTTAGGAAGTTCCTCTTTTAGGGCCGCAAGCTCCTTTTTTGACCAAAACTCAGGCCACAGAGGGTTCCCGCTCGGCATTAATGCCGGAAATTCAATCACTTCCCACTCATCGCCGCCCCTTTGGGCACTGGCTTTGAGTACACGAGCCGTCAAATCACGCAACGACCACCGTGTCATCACTACAACGATGGCTCCGCCCGGTTGGA